CTCCAGTCACCACTTTGGATGAAACCAACCCAGACGTTGCGATTGCTTATCAAACACTTTTAGAAGTTAGTAGAGAAGTTCAAAGTGAAGGATGGACTTTTAATAAAGAGCCACACTATGAGATGACACCAGATGTTAATAATGAAATCCTTATACCTAATAACGTATTACAGATAGACCTTAGTCAATCTAATGCAGGTGATAAACATGTTATTAGAAGAGGTGGAAAACTATATGACAAAGAACACCATACAGATCAATGGACTGATGGAGCTGTTGATTGCGATATCACATGGCTATTTAATTGGGTTGATCTACCACGTCCGATACAGGACTACATAACAGCTAGAGCATCTACCATTACCTCTAGTCGGATCATTGGTGATAATGATCAATACCAAATGCTCCAACAAAAGGAGGCATATACAAGAGCAATGGCACTTGAGTATGAATGTAATCAAGGTGATTATTCATTCTTCGGTAAGCCAGATGGCTCAGATCCTTATGTCAGCTATGAACCTTACAAAGCACTTATGAGATAATGGCAGCCGTAACACAAAAAGTCCACAACTATTTAAGTGGAGTATCTAAACAGGCAGACAGTAAAAAACTTCCAGGTCAGGTAAAAGAGTGTATCAACGGTTTAGCTGATGTAACTCTAGGTATGACAAAGAGACCTGGATTTAAGTTTATATCTAAGTTAAAGAATACAGGTGGTACAGACTTTAGTGGAACTCAATTAGATAATTCTAAGTGGTTCTACATTAACAGAGATACTACTACTAGATATATAGGATGTATCACCCCTGAAGCTAGTGGTACTAATGGAAGTATCTATATATGGAATGCAGACACAGGAGCTGCATGTACAGTTACTAACGGTTCTGCACATACCTATTTAACAGGAGCTAATACTAACTACGACGTACTGACAGTTCAGGATACAACTATCATTTGTAATGATCTGGTTACAGTTACAACTCAGGCTGCACCAACAGGGTTTGTGGCTCAGAGTAGAGGAACTTTGCTTTTAAGTGGAGATAAGCTTTTAATGCAAGGTGAAACATTCTCAGTAACAGTAGCAGGTAGTACAACAGCTGCTTATACAGCAGCCTCAGATGCTGATTATGATGATATTTTAAATACATTAAAGAGTAGAATAGAAGCTTTAAGTATTAGTGGTTTAACAGTCACTAAATATGGAACATCATTACAGCTAGATCGTGTTGTTAGTAGTACTAGAACTGCATTCACTCTTGAAGCATCAGGTGGTGTTGATAATAAACGCTTAGTTGTCTTCCAAGACTGGGCTTCTAACGAGTCTTGGCTACCTCCTAACTCATTCCACAACCATGTCGTAACCATAGTTAACTCACCTCTATATGATGAGGATAACTACTACGCTAAGTTCAAAGCAGATAATGGAGCTGCAGGTTCAGGGTATTGGATAGAGACAATTAAGCCAAATACTTCTGCAGGTTTAACAGCCTCAACAATGCCTCATAGGTTAAGAAATACAGGTACTAATACATTTGTGTTTGAACCTATCCCTTGGGAGGATCGTTTAGTTGGAGATGATTTATCTAATGATCATCCCAGCTTTGTAGGTAAGACTATTAATAAAGCATTTTTCCATGATGATAGGCTTGGTTTTTTATCAGAAGATAATGTAATCCTAAGTGTTAAGAACGAAGGGTTTCGTTTCTATGCTGATTCAGCTAGGACACATTCAACCTCTGATCCAGTAGATGTTAACTGCGCTTCAATTAGACCTACCAAACTATATTCTGTTATACCAGCTAGACAGGGTTTGATTCTATTTAGTAAGAGTCAACAGTTTTTAATGTATTCAGATGATGGTCCAATAACACCTAACTCAATCAAGATTAGACCTATGTCTAACATGGAAATGAGTGATGATGTTGAGCCTATAGACATTGGTACTAACTTAAACTTCATTAGTAAGACACCTAACTTTGTTAGGGTGTTTGCTATGCAACCTAAAGGTTTAGGTGAGAGTCCAGACATATTAGATATAGGTCGTGTTGTTAACGAGTGGATAACGATTGATGTAGATACTCTGATAGCCAGTATCCAGAATGAGTTCATTGCTATGTCTGCACAAGACAGTAATGAACTCTATTTCTATAAGACTTATAAACAAGGCGATGAATTAGTCATGGAGTCTTGGTTTAAGTGGCAATTACCTGGAACTGTGCAGTCTATGGCTGTTGATCAGGATGATATGTACTGTGTTACTAAGCAAGGTAATCAATACACCATATCTAAATCAAACCTAACTCAGAGTCCAGAAGTCGGTATCATTACTAACGCACAGGGTCAGAAGATTAACCCATGTATTGACTTATATGCAGCTGCTAATAATGGTCTAAGTGGAAATAATGAAAAGAAAGTTGTATATGACTCTGCTAATGATTTCTCTAAATGTTATCTACCTTATGCCAACTTGACTGATCAAAAGAATGTCTTAATTGTTGCTGGTACAACAGCAGCTGGTACATTCAACAACTCAGGTTTTACCATCACTCCAGAGACAGGTACAGATGCTAATGGTACATACTTCAAAGTACCTGGACAAGACCTTGAGAGTGTTGAAGATAACGTCTATGTTGGCTATGCCTATAACTTCGATATGACCCTTCCACAGGTCTATTATCAGCTAGATGATAAAGGTGCATCAAAAGACTTTACAGCGAGTTTAACAATATCTAGACTTAAGTTTGATGTAGGTCTATCAGGTGTATTAGGTTTTAAACTAAATGCTGTTGGTAGGTTTGCAGGTAAGAAACAACATACAGGTGATAACTCAAACAAGAAGTTTAAATGGACAGTAAGTGATCTTGATTATGTTGATAGAAGTCAAGTCAAAGTTAAGGTAAACAATGTAACCAATACAGCTTTTACTTTCCTAAGTGATACTGAAATAGAATTCACTACAGCACCTGCTACAGGAGCTTCGATTGTTATCTACTTAGACGAGTGGTATCAACTACAACCTGTCACCTCTGCTAACACATACCTAGCTGATGACGTAGCACTAAATGAGTCAACAATATTTACCTTACCAATACACCAAAGAAGTAAAAACTTCACCTTACGAGTCTTTAATGACTCACCGTTCCCCGTGTCTTTGAACTCGATGATGTGGGAAGGAACCTACTCACCGAGATTTTATAGGAGGACTTAAATATGGATCAATTTAATATGAGTATGCCAGGTGAGCCACAGATAGGTTTACCTGGAAATCATATGGTAGCCAGAATCAAACAAGAGTCTGGTGTTGAAATGCAATGGGGATGGGCTGCAGCTTCTTTTGGCTTAAACTTACTAGGTGGTATTTCATCTAGAAATTCTGCAAAGAAAGCACGTAACGCAGAGGAAAGATTCTTACAAGAGAAGTTTGCTAAATACGATCTTCCAATGTGGGAGATGAATAAGGATAAACTTATAGCTCAGAGAGATGAGATTATAAGGAGTATCGAACTTCAACAAAGGAATGAACAGAGACGTGCTGACTTTCAAGATGCAAACAATCTTAGAAACTACCAACACGAACTAAAGATAAGAGAAGTTAAATATCAAAATGATGTAGCACTTAAGCAGAGATCAGACTTCTTTACTGATAAGTCTATTCAGTCTGCTAGATCACAACAGCAACAGGAAGAATTTCAAACACGTCAACAGTATGCCTTTGAGAATGAGGAGAATATTGTTGCAAGTATCCAAGCAAAAGGAGAACTAGCTGTTAACTCTCAAGCTGGTAAGAGTGCTGTTAAAGCTGCTCAATCTGCAATGTTTGATCAGGGTAAACAGATGGCACTCATGACTGAGAACATGATCAATGCCAGAAAAGATGGTCGTGCTCGACTGAATGACTTCTTAATACAACAAGAGGCAAGTCGGATGCTTAAACCCTCAAGAGGGATAGCTCCACTTAAGCCTATGAAAACACCAGTTTCTGAATATCAACTACCTAGAGCTTTAGAAGAGTTTGACTTTGGTCCACAACCTATACCTGGAGTAGCACAAACACAAGTCCCAAGTATGCTTGGAACTCTTGCAAGTGCAGGTGCTGCAGGTGTAGGAACCTTTGCAAACATGTATAAGGGTAAGAGTAGTTTTGAACCTCCAAGTACTGGTACACAAGTAGGAGGCAGTGTCCTTTCATATTCTCTAGGCAAAATGTCATACAACGGATAACTAACAATGGGAAGAGTAAAATTCGCACCCCCAAGGGGGAAGGGATATAGCAATATTCCTAATGCACAGATGATGATTGCTCAACTTGAAAAAAAGTTGACCAAACAAGAGCAAGATGCTGACAAACACCTACGGGATTTAAAACAAAGAGATAATGAAGTTGAGGCTCAATTAGCTGAAGTAGATAGGAATGAGGAAGCGAATCTCAAACAGATCAACATGGATGACAGCATCTTCAAAACCCAAATGGGTGCGATGCAGACGAATGTCAACCAAGAGGTTCGTAACTTCCAAGCTGAGAAAGCAGGAATACTAAAGAAAACTGGTCTTGAGGAAGTACTTGAGAATTCACCTACATACTTGAAATCAGTCAAAAGTATTACTGAGAAAGACTGGCAAGCAACAATGGAGGATTCCTATAACTACCATTTGACGCATGGTGTGCCAGAGGATGTCAAGTTAAGACTAGAGCTACTAGAAGATGCTAACTACACTCAAGGCCAAGGCTTTGAACTTCAAGCTGATAAGATGCAAGCTGAAGGCTACCAGCCTAAAGAAGTACAGTGGGTTAGATTCCAGAACAAAGCAGCTGACTATGGACGTTTAAAAGCTTATGGAAATTTAGCTTTAAAGGATTTAGTACCAACCCTACAACAACAGTTTGTTGAAAGAGGTATTACTGATCCAGCTGCACAGAAGGCATTTGCTAAGAAGTTTGAGATTGAATATCTTAAGTCTCATAACCTATATGACCCTGAGAAACAGAAGGCAATTAGTGCCGATTTCTTATCTGAGGGACTTGAGACAGTAGCAGAGCAAAAGAGAATATTATTTAATAAGGCTGAGAATGTAGCTGCTATAAATGCACAGGAAGAAAGAGTAAAAGGAGAGTTATTACCTGTTCAAAACAACCTAAACTCGAAGGTTATTGACTATGAACTAGCAGGTCAGTCAATCAATAATTTATTTGATACACATAAGAGAAGGTTCCATAAAGATGGCACACCTTTTACTCATGCAGAAGCTAGGGATGCTGTCATTGCGGACCTTGAAGACGTTACCAAGTTTCCTAACGATGCTCATGTAGAGACTGCACTAAGAGCAGCTCAGGGTAGTGATAATTTCTATACACAACAGATTCCATCACTGCTTAAGAAGAGAGCAGACAATAGAGAAGCACTGATAAAGGGTAAAGAGGAAGCCGAGAAGGTTAGGTTTGATAACGATGCTGCTGAAGCAGTTAAATTCTTTAACCCTACTGCTGAGGATATCAAGAACGGTACAGGGTTTGATGGTAGTCAAGCTGCAGCAAAGAATGTTGTAGAAAAATTACTCACACGCTACCCAAGTCGTGCTGCTGATATACAAGATCAATTTGGTAAGTATCTAGATTGGACTCCTTTAGGTAGGCTTGATGGAGATTGGGCTACAGGTCACTACAACGAAAAGAGAGATAACTATAGATTAACGACTGAGGATCTTAACTCTGATGATATACCTGATTCGTTTAAGACAGCCAGTATGCGTATGGAGATAGCTAGACAGGAGAAACTCTTTGAGTCTGCTGATATAACAAATAGAGTCATGCCTGGATATAAGAAAGCACTCAGGAATGCTCTAGTTGGTGATGACTTAGATAAAGGGTTAGATCCTAGTTATGATATGGCTTTGTATCATGCAGAGTCTAGGTTTAGAGCAGAGTATGCAAAGACTGAAAACTTCCAACAATCCTACGATACAATCTTAACGGAAATTACAGAAGGTAATGGAGATTTCGAAGTCACTGGACATGGGAAGAAAGGTAATAAAGGTGCTGGCTCATACTTTGAGTCATTCTCACCAACATCTCAAAGAAACACTAAGTTAGCTCCAGAGGATTTCACAACACTAACTGCTGAGGAATCTGACGAGGCTGTTAATCAGGTAGAAGCTGAGAACCATCTAGTACATAACAGGCTTTATATAAAACCTAAACAGCTAGAGGAGATATCAGATGCTATCTATAACGGCACACCATATAGCTTCCCACCTGTTCTAAAACGAATTGCTGATTTAAACCCTGATTACTTTGGCAGTCAACATGACGTATTTCAAAGTCAGGTCGAAGTAGCTAAACGTCTTGGTCTACTAGATAAGCAATACGATAAAGAAACTGGAAAGATGACTCGACAGTCTTTACCTATGGAAGACTTCATGAAGACTTGGCATAGGAAGACAGATGACCCTCTTGCTAAAAGGTTTATCAAAACACTATCTACAAAGGATGACGCTAGAAAACTTATAACAATTACTGAGAGACCTGAGTCTGTAAGAGAACCACAATTCCAGTCTGAGTTTGTTGCTGAACACACCACACAAGTACCCATTGATCCTGCTTATCAGTTCGATGAAAATGAGTACCAGTATGATATCGGCAATGCAAAGGAAGTTAATGACTTAATTCAGCGTTCCAAAGGCGCAGTAAAAAAAGATGAAATATTATTCGATGGTAATTTCATCAGAGTAAACGGAGACAGTACAGAGTACTTCAAACTAAAAGGTACTGAAAACGGTTACGGTTACTGGCCTGGAAAGGGTTGGTATAAATTTGATATCAGAGGCTAACTATGAATACAAATGGAGATCAAGAGCATAAGGATGACCTTCTCTTAGATCTAAACAACCCTATGTCTGCAGAACAAGTAGTCGAGGGAAATACAAAAAAAGAGAATCCTAGAGGTGATACTCTCAGGACAGATATACAAGGAACTGATACCTACTCTGAAGCCAGTGAGAAGGGAAATGAAACTGATGAACTTCTAAACCAATTCAAACAGATCAGAGATCCAGACTCAAGAACTATGTTCGAGAGAGATGTCGATGGTATGGGAGATAGGATCAATGAATTCCATCATGAGATGGAGATGGATATGAACCCTGCTAAGTGGGCTTATGCGTCTGCTTTTGGTGCATTAGATGTTCCTTTTGATGTCATTGGTTTGATCCCAGGTTTAGGTGGTATAGACGATACATGGGATGAGGTATCTGGTTTTAAGAATGAAGGTGCTAAGAAATTCAGAGCAGCTGCAAGTGTCATTATTCCAAGTATTGTCTCAGGTGGTGCTTACGCTAAGTTCCATGCTGCTAGAAACGTAACTGGTATTAGTGGTGCAGCTCAATGGGTAGGCGGTCAAATGGCTATCAATGGAGCTATAGGAGCTGCTTCTGATTATGGTGAAGATCCAACTAATAGGCTTATCACACACCCTGATAACTTCAAACGATTATCTGAAGCTATGCCTTGGATGTTTGGACCTAGTGGATGGTTCCCAACAGTAGCTGATCTAGCTGATGCTGACGCTACACACCCTTACGTCAATAGACTATTGGCTGGTTTAGATGAGGGAATCCTACAAGGGTTTGGTGATCTAATTGGCTACGGTATTAATCTTGGTAAGCCAGCTTTAGGTAAGATTCTTCCGAAGACACCCAAGGCTAAAAGTTGGAAAGCTAAACAAGTAATTGAGAACCTAGAAACAGATACTAGGAATGCAATTGTTGATATAGATACAGCTATTGCTGGCTCAACAGATGCTAATAAGATCAAAGTACTTGAGCTAAAGAAAGAGCAATTACTAGATCAAGCTTCTAAAACAGGTGCATCTGAAGTCACACAAAACCCTGCTGAGTCATGGTTTAAGACCAGACAAAAGGAAAGACAAATCTATAGGGATAAGAGAGCACTGGAGAAGATAGCTCGTGATCCAATGATCCAAAACTTTGATCCAGATATTGCTCAGAAACTAGCTAGTGAAAAGAACTTAGCTGGCATACCTAACACACCTCCAGGTTTTTCTGTACTTAATGCAGTAGACGTAGATGGTCAAATAGCTGGTTACACTAGCAGACTAGGAGTACCAACTAGACCGTACACACCAGCCATGGAGAAAGCCATGATGCTAGGTGAATCACGTCATGTTGTAGCTGGAATAGCCCAGAAGGTTAGAGAATCTGATGCTTATGAAGCTGTACAAGGTTTATTTAGAACTGACAGTGGTCAAATAAGTCACAGAGTCTACGAGATCTATAACAAGATCATGAGGGCTGGTACAGGTGATGAGCTGAGAGAACTACTTACTCAAACAAAGTATCGTGATAGTAAGAACTTAATAGATGAGTTTGGTAAAGTTCATCAAAATGCTGGTACTTACCTAGATGATGCTGGAGCTGCTAGAGCTGCTGTCACAGCACTGAATGATTTGATGAACGTATATATAGGTAGAGATGTAGCAGAATCCTCAGCCAGAGTCATGCACACCCTTGGATCTGAGATATCAGCTAAAGCTGGTGTACCTGTTCAATTCGCAAATCTAGTAGACGAAGAGCAGGTCTTTAAGAACATCGTAGACAAGATGGGAATACTGGAGCATGAATACGGTATCTCTAAATATGTAGCTGGTTGGCAACAGAATGAAAAGAAGAATAACCTTAGATGGTTGAAACAGCTTTGGAATTCTGAAGATCCAGGTCAGCTGGCTCAGATAACCCTTGAGGAGTTCGGAGCTAAATCAAAAGAGATAGCTGATAACTGGGCTACATTCCAGAAACAGTTAGATGCTGCTACTGCAATCAATCCAAAGTTAAGACGTACATTAGCTAAAGCTTACGATGCCACTAATGGAAAGGTAGATAGTCTTGTTAAACTAAATAAGTTTACTAAGTATCACCTAAACCCACTTGGTCTTCTATGGAATAGAGAGGCTAAAGAGCTAGGTATAAGCGGTTGGCAGATGAACCAGTTTGCTAGAGGTGCTTGGGCTGTCACCTATAACAATGTGTTATCAGGGGTATCAGCATTAAGAGCAGCTGTAGGTAACGGTGTGATGTTGATTGGTAAACCTATCGCAGCTCTTAGTCGTGCAAGTATAACTTCAGTACTTAAGAAGGATATGGAGCCATTAGAACGTGTTATCTATATGTATGGTGGCATGTTTGAAACTGCAGGTAGAGCTTTAGATGATGCTGTACAACGGATGAAGAAGGTTCATAAAGATCCTGACTTTATGCAAAGAGCAGCTCGTAAAGACTTCGTAATGGAAGAGAGTAATACTTGGGAGATCCTAGATGACGTACACGATAGCTGGCATAAAGAAGGTGATTATGGTAATAACTTTATGTATGGATGGGCTAAGTTCCAACGTAAGGTAGCTCGTCAACCATGGTTTAGAACTGGTATTACAGGTATGTCAGGTGTGGATGCCTACACTGATACCTTTATGGCTACATTCCAATCTAGATTAGGTGCTTATGAAGAGGTATTTACTAGATATGGTAAGAATGTAGATCCAGAATTCTTTGCGGCGAAACTAAAAGAAGCTGAAGAACTCAACTATAGCAAGATGTTCAACAGGGATGGCATGTTAACTGATGGTGCGGCTAAAACAGCGTCAGGTGAAATTGCTTTGAACTTAGACGACGGCTTTAGTAAAGCTATTAACCCATTCCTAAATAAGTTTCCTCCTTTAAAGACTCTCATGATGTTTCCTAGAACAAGCATGAACCAGATAAAGCTGGCATTGTCTTATACACCAATCTCAGCAATTCCTGGAGTTGGTAAGTATGGAGATCTATTGATGGCTGGTGATGATCTCGTAAAGATAAAAGAAGTTATGAAGTCACATGGCATAAAGAACTGGGATGAAACTCCTAATGCTATGGCTATCTATAGAAACTTAAGAGATGAGTACGAAGGTCGTTTAATGATGGGTGCTGGTACAACTGCTCTCGCTTGGATGTATGCAATGTCAGGTGGTATCAGAGGTAATGGACCTGTAGATCATAATGAACTAATTAAACTTAAGAAAAGAGGTTGGAAACCTAACACTGTCAAGGTAGGTAATGCTTGGGTTAGCTATAAAGGCGTTCCAATCATTGAACAATTCTTTAACTTGATGGGTGATATGGCTTATTACCAAACAGCTTTGGGTGCAAACATGACTCAAAACTTTGTTGATAAAGCTATGTGGACATTAACATCTACCTATCTTAACCAAACTCCACTTGCAGGTATTGAACCAATCCTTGCTATGACTAGAGGTGATGAGGGAGCTATGAAACGCTACCTTGCACAGAATGTTAGAGCAGCTTCATTCCAATCAGGTGCTCATGGTGTTATAGCTAAGGCTATCACTAATGCACAAAAGGAAATCTATAACGATTTCTGGGGATATGTCAGGAATAATACCGTCTTTAAAGACATGAGTTATTCCAAGATTGACCACTGGACAGGTGAAGAGATTGATGAAATAGATAACCCTATTCTTAGAGGTATTAACGCTATCAGTCCTATTAAGGTACATGGTGGTAATGAGCCTTGGAGACTATGGCTACTCAACAGTGGATTTAATGATCTAGCTGAAATCAAAACTGACCGTTATGGTAACGAGTACTCACCAGAGGCACGTGAACTAATTGGTAAGTTTATGGGTAAAGCTCAGATGTGGAAGAAGATAGATAAATGGAAAGATAATGATATCTACAATGAACAACTAGGTAAACTTAGACAATATATCAATAGCGGAAGGTCTGAAGCTGAGGTAGGTGCGTTTAGAAATGAATTACCTATCTACAAAAAGATTAAAAAGCTACTTGATACTGAGAAGAAGAATGCAGAGAAGAGAATAGCTGATGATCCAAGGTTTGAACATCTAGATATTTTAGGTCTTGGTAAACAGAGAACTAAGCGTCTTATGAGTCAGAACAGGATTGATGAAGCTGCTCAATCATCAAGAACAAACTACGCAAAGAGAGAATTCTTAAAATACGGAGTTAAAAACTAACAACAACATGCAATGGCAGCTACTGAAAATACATTTACCCAACAGAGCGGTGATCCAAACACACGCTCTTTCACATTTGAATATTTAAAACAGAGCGACGTTAAAGTAACAGTCGCTGGTTCAGC